CTAAACGGGATCCATTGCCGTTACTCAAAGATCAATACTTACTCTGAACAGAGCCAACAGAAAAACTGTTTATAAGGCCATCAATTACTTAGAAGAAAAAGGGTTTATCCGTAGGGAGCGGACTGTTCTCAACTCCTCAAATAATTATGTTCTGAATCTTTTTGCTAGGGCTGATAGTTCCATAAACGGTAGTACCGTTTTTGGTAGTACCAAATATGGAACTAGTCCCAAAAACGGACTTTCCGTAGTACCAAATATGGGACGTGTGGTAGGCCCAAAAACGGGACACGAACCATTAAATGAATCAGTAAATGAACCAGTAAATAACTCTATAGAGAGCGTGCCCGATTTTTCCTTAACGTCCCCAGAGAACCCAACTATTTCCAAAACGGAAACAGTTGAGAAAAAACCAAAGCGCCCGAAGAAGGAAAAGGTGCCATGTCCTTATAACGAGGATGACCCAATTCCGGAAGAGTTTTTGAAGGTCGCTCAGAGGCACAACATTCAAGACCCACAGCAGTTGTTTTCAAAGATGGTCGCTTACTGCAAAGCAAACGGAAAACAGTACGCAGATTACAAAGCCGCATTTACAACGTGGTGTCTCAACGAATCCAAGTGGCAGCAGCAGAAGCCGCCCAATCAAACCTCCAAACCCTTCGCCTACGAACCGCCTGGCGGATTCACGGATGAGTTCTACATGCAGGGATGCAAATTTGATAAAGACGGGAATTTAATACTATGAACAATACGAAAGAACCTAGAACCCAAGGCGTTATCAATTCGATCTTGGGCGTGATGACCAAGCGACAGAGAATCGTTAAATGTCCGGAACACGGTTATTACTTGGCTGATGAAATTTGGGTAGGAGAAGAAATCAAATCTCAGAGCACCTGCCCTCAGTGCATAGAAGAACACCGTGAGGAATGGAAGGCCAAAGAAGAAGCATTCCGCAAGCAACAGGAAGAAGACGAGATTAAACGCCGCACAGAGGGAGCCAGAATCCCTTACGACTACCGGAGCAAGGACTTCTCCACTTTCAAGCCTGTAAACGAAACTCAGCAAAAGGCGCTTGCACTTGCTAAACGTTTCGTGAAAGGTTTTGAAAAGGCTTGGCTGGGCGGATATGGCCTAATCTTTCTGGGCGCGTGCGGGACAGGAAAAACGCATCTAGCCTGCTCAGTCATGATCGAGCTGATCCGCAAGCACAAAGGATTTTTTCCGAAGTACTACCGAGCGGCAGAGATTTTCTCAGGCGTAAGGGATACGTACCGCAACGGCTCAAGCTCGTCTGAAGAAGAAGCGATTAATTTCTTCTCATACATTCAGCTCCTAGTGATTGATGAAATCGGTGTTCAAAAAGGCTCGGACGCTGAACGCCGGATTTTGTTCTCAATTCTTGAGAACCGAATGACTAACAAATATCCCACGATCCTAATCAGTAACTTAAACGCAGAAACCCTATCTGATCTCATTGGTGAGCGCCTTTACGACCGAATCAAAGCAAAGTGTGTGCCGGCTCTTTTTATGGGCGAATCAATGCGTAAACAGGCTACTGCTGATCTTTTCGATTGAGGAGCGGTATGTCTGATTCTGCATGGACTTTGCTGATGATCATTTTGGTGCCGGTGGTGTTTATCAACCTGTTTTTATTCGGATTACTCGTGAGAGCCGCTTTCCAAGTCAGCCAGGAGGAAAGGAGTTAGAGCATGGATAACGTAACTCTTTGTGTTTTTGTGTACTTAATCAGCTTTTCTTTGATTGGTTGTTTTTTGACAGGTAATGGCATGCGGTTTGATGGTTGTAGATTTTTCGGCCTCCTTGGCCTTTCAGGAGGTGTTCTCAGTCTTATTGATTTTGCATGGTTTGCATACAGAGGCTCAAACATTGATTACAGCCTCACATTACTGGCAATGATTGTTGCCCTAGATTTTATTTTCGCTTTCGGGAGAAAGTCTGAATGAGCGGCTGCTGTCTGTACTGCAAGTTTGCCGAAAGCTACTGGATCGATCCAGCAGGAAACATTCGGCGGCCGCCTAAGGCTTCTTTCGGAGACATGAACATCTTCTGCCATCAACCTGAGAAGGGCGCCGGCCTCTAATGCTACCCAATCTCATTCACAAGGTGCTCGGTTTTTGAACGTGACACAGACGAGCGTATTGAACGCAGGAGAGCGTTTTTCTCGCAATTTGATAGATACCGCGTCCACGCTGAGTTAATTGCTCAGAGACGCTAGACGGCTGTTTAAACAACATTCAACCAATGGAGAAAAGAATGGGAAACGCACAGAGAACGAAAGGTGCTGCTGGAGAGCGCGAAATCTGCGATCTCATATTCCAACACCTGGGCATACAGGTGCACCGCAATCTCTCACAGACGAGGGACGGAGGAGCGGACATCAAGCTCAATCCTTACTCGATTGAAGTCAAAAGACGGGCCGCAATCGGAAACGTGTACGAATGGATGGATCAAGCCAGCAACGGGTGCGAACCTGGAGAGCGACCCATTGTCGTGTGCAGGGCAGACCGTAAAGAATGGCTGGCAGTGCTCCCAATCGAAGAACTATTCCGCCTCATACGCGAAGAGGTAGCAGCCACAGGAGGGAAATGATGAATGAAGAAAAACGAGATCCAGGCCGACTTGTTCGGGCATACCGATACCACAGCTTATTGCCAATCGAAGCCCAAAACCGCCTCATTGAATCTGTCGGACTTAGAGAAGGAGAAACAGCGGTACAACGAGATCTGCGCATATCGAGAACGATTGACCGAGTTAAGAGCCAATATCCGGAGTTTTTCCGAGCTCGGTCTTGACCCGTCCACGGTCCTTCTCTCTGACGCATCAGTACGTGTCGGAGTGTCCAGCCCAAAGGCGAAGTATTCAGATCAGGATCTTATCCATTGCTTTGATCTTCGTTTAGCGGGCCTTTCTTTGCGTGAAATAAGCCAAAAGATGGACATTCCAATACGCACTTTACGTGACATTTTCTCAGGCAAAAGACGTGCAGTTATTCCAACGAAATTCAAATGAAGCAGTGCGCACCCAGAACCATAACCGCTCAATACTCAATAAAAATCGGGGGATTGTATGACTAAGAAAAAGCCATTGACCGATAAGCAGAAGCGTTTTATTGATGAATACATGGTGGACAGTAACGCCACACAGGCCGCGATAAGGGCCGGATACAGCTCAAAAGCGGCCAGAGTTCAGGGTCAAGAGAACCTGTCAAAACCTGCCATCCAAATTGAAATTGCTAAACGCCAGGACGCATTAAAAGAGAAGCTGGAGTACACGGCTGAAGATTGGACACGTGATGTCCTGGAGCTTAAAAACCGCTCAATGGAGGAGATCGAGCTTAAAGACGAAGACGGCAATGTAGTACATACGGAAACCAAAGATCCGCAGACAGCTCATAAATGCCTGGACATGCTCGGCAAACGCTTAGGCCTATTCGTTGAGAAGAAACAGGTGGAGGTCAATATTTCTGACCGCTCCTCCTGGCTGAATGATGTTTTGAAGGACATGAAAGATGAATAAGGAAGCGGCTGAGTTTGAAATGGGCCTGAGGCGACTGGCTATCGCTTGCACGAATGATCCGCTTTTATTCGTCCAGAAATGCTTTAGATGGGGACACGGAGAGCTTGCAAATTACGAAGGGCCTGATGTCTGGCAGCAGAAGATTCTCTGCGATATTCGCGACCGGTTGAAGAACGGAGAAACGAGACATAAGGCGATCCAGATAGCAGTGGCATCAGGGCACGGTATCGGCAAGACCGCATTTGTGGCCTGGATCATGCTTTGGGCTATCTGCACCTATCCAGACATGAAAGGAGTTGTGACCGCAGAAACCAAGAACCAGCTCATAACAAAAACATGGTCTGAGCTCCATAAATGGCACCACCTATGCTTATTCTGTGACTGGTTTGAGGTGGCGGCTGAATCCATTTTCTCAACTCAGCCAGGCCACAAATACACCTGGCGAATTGACGCGATCCCCTGGAACGAGAACAACACGGACGCATTCCAGGGTTTGCACAATCAAGGGAAGCGGATCCTTGTGCTTTTCGATGAAGCCTCAGTTATTGCTCAGAAAATCTATGAAGTCACTAAGGGTGCATTAACGGACAAAGACACCCAAATTATCTGGTGCATCTTTGGAAACCCAACGCGCCCAGACGGCCCATTCTTTGACGCTTTCCACAAGAGCCGCCACCGTTGGATCACGTACAACATTGACAGCCGCACAGTGAAAATCACGAACAAGGAGCAGCTCAAGGAGTATGTAGAGGATTATGGAGAAGATTCAGACTTCGTGAAGGTGCGCGTTCGAGGCGTATTCCCCAGCGCATCAGCTAAGCAATTCATCAACTGTGAGGACGTGGACGCGGCTATGAATCGAGACGTGGGTCAGGTCAACTACTCCAGAACCGTTGCAATCCTGGGCGTGGACGTGGCACGAGAAGGGGATGACCGCTCAGCAATAGCCACGAAGATAGGCCGTGACTGCACTATGCCGCTTAAAGTCTTTCGCGGCCTGGACGGACCACAGCTCGGGATGCAGGTGCTCATGTATGCAAACGAATTGAAGCAGAAGGGCATTCCTCGTGTGTACATCAATTTGGACTACACAGGTGTGGGAGCGAGCCCTTACGACTGGCTGAAAGATAAAGTACAGCACTTGAACAAGGTCATCAGTGCGAGCCAGAGCACGAACCCGCAACGCTGGGCAAACAAAAGAGCCGAGATGTGGGACAAGATGAGAGACTTTATCCGCGATGACGGAGTGATCTTTAAGAGTGAGGAGTTGGCCGAGGATCTTTGCATACCTGAGAAACTGATCGACCAGAAGGGCCGGTTATTGCTCGAATCCAAAGATTCAATGAAACGCCGCGGCATGAACTCTCCAGACACCGCGGACGCCCTGGCATTGTGTTTCGCTATTCCCATTCAAGAGTACATAGAGGACGATAGCTGGCGCCATCAGCGGCATAACCGCTCCAAAACCATCAGGGATCCTTACGCCTCCTGAGGTGTGCGCATCAGTCTCGTGTCAGGCTCGACAATCGGGACATGATGAAAATCGAAACCTGTACGCTCTCAGACCTATTCAATGACCCTCGGTATGAGGATGTGTGCCTGCACTACAGACAGGAGGCCGGACACATCAACCTCAAGGGCATTGTGGACAAGGACAAATACTCGTTCTTGGCTAGGAACGGTTTGCTTTTTTGCGCTCGAGCCGTGAGCGAGGGTCAGCTAGTAGGGATTATGGCAATCGTCATGTGTCCTTCCTTACACAACTCTAAAGACGTGGCCAATGTGGACACGCTTTACCTTGAGCCAGAGCACCGAGGACACGGCCTGCAATTCCTGAGACACGCAATAAAAATGGCTCGGGAGTTTGGTGCCTCAGGTATTCGATTTTCCGCACCTGCTGGGAGCCGCACTGAACAGCTTTTCGACCGATTGTTCACGCGCTCGGACGTTACTTATTACAAGTCTTTGGAGGATTAAATCATGGGTATGGAAATGCTGGGCATGGGCCTTTTAATGGCCGGATCTGCGGCCTTGTCTTCTCACACACAGAGCCGAGCCGCACGCCGAACGGCATCAGCTCAGAAGGACGCGACCGAAGAGGCCAAACGCAACGCTGAGAAACAAGCTGAACAACAGCGTGAGCAAATGCGTATGCAGAACCAGAAGACTGCTGATCTATCCAAGATCCTCGGCGACAACACCAACGACCTGTTATCAGGCGGTCAAACAATGCTGACTGGCGCCGGCGGTGTGGATCAAAACGACATGACGCTGGGCAAAAAATCTGCATTAGGGTGATGACATGAAAGAAGTTCGGCAGGAAGTTTTGAACCGATGGATAAGCCTTATTAAAGAGCGCGATCCTTATCTCCACCAATGGATAGAAATTTCTAAATTCCTGCGGCCTGCTAACGGTAAGTTCCTCAATCCGACAACGCAGAATGAGGCAAAAACCCGCTGGAATAACATTTATGACAACACCGCGCTCAGGGCTTCGGATATTTTGGCCAAGGGCCTAATGAGCGGCATGACCGATCCTTCTCAGCAGTGGTTTTATCTGACTACGGGAAGCCCGGATTTAGATGAATCTGTCCAGGTAAGGCGCTGGCTCTCGGATGTCTCGCAGATCCTTTACATGACATACGCCAAGACCAATCTCTATCAGGCTCTGCATCATGCGTGGCTTGAGGCTGGCTTATTTGGAATTCTGGCCATCATCATTGAAGAGGATGAGGAGAAAGGGTTTAACTGTATTCCCCTGACTGCTGGCGAATACTGCATATCGTGCGACAGCAAGGGAACTCCGGATACTATCTACCGCGAGTTTTCGTTATCGCTGAGGCAGATCGTTCAGAAGTTTGGTGAAGACGCGTTGCCATATTCTCTCTACCAAACTTATCAAGGCGGCCAGAAGGACAAGCTCTATACGATCATTCACGCTATTGAGCCGAGAGAAAAACGCAATCTCCGCTCCAAATCCAACAAGGACATGCCGTGGCGATCCGTCTATCTGCTGAAGGATGCAGGAGACGATCAGAAGCCGATTCTCCGAGAATCCGGATACCGAATGTTTCCTGCCGTGGTCGGACGCTGGGGAGCGATCAGCACGGAAACCTACAGTTGTGAATCTCCTGGCATGGTCGTTCTGGGAGATGTCAAACAGCTCCAGCATGAGCAGAAACAAAAAGGGAACGCCATTGATTACATGGTGAATCCGCCTATCGGTCTGCCGTCCGAAGCCAAGGATTCAGACATAGATATGGATCCGGGCGGTCAATCCTTTATCAACGGAGCCACTGGCAGGAAGCCCGCTGAACAGTTATGGAATGTAGCCATTAACCTCAATGACCTGAGGCAGGACACTCTGGAAGTACAAAACAGAATCCGAGCCGGATTCAATGTGGACATGTTCCTCATGCTCAGCAATCAGTCTGCACTCAATCAGATGACCGCCACTGCTGTGGCAGAACTGCATGAAGAGAAGCTGCTGATGCTCGGGCCCGTTCTCTCCAGATTCAATAATGAGGTTTTGCGACCGCTCATTGATCGTACTTTCGACATCCTGAATGAAGAAGGATTGATCCCGCCTGCTCCGGAAGAGATTCAGGGTACGGATTTAAATGTCGAGTACACCTCAATTTTGAGCCGTAGCCAGAAGGAGGTACAGTCACGCACCGACCAACAGGCCATTCAGGAGGCGCTCCAAATTGCTCAGTATCAGCCCGACTTCCTCGACAACTTCGATCTGGACAAGTACGCCCAGATTGTTTCCGACAAGCGCGGTGTTTCGCCTGAAATCCTCCGTTCTTCTGACGAGGTGGCCGCAATCCGCCAGCAGAGAGCACAGCAGCAACAGCAGGCTCAGCAGCAACAGCAAATGGCTCAGAGCGCTGACATGCTATCCAAGCTCGGAAAAGTGCCAGCGGGCCCGGAAACACTGGCTGGCCAAGCTGTCCAGGGCATGCAAGACATGGCGGCCGAGGGAATGCAATAGGGTGTGCGCATCAAAAAATCACAAGGATTGACAATGAGCAAAGTTACAAGAGACCCGTTTGATAACTTCCAGCGAGAAAAGGACGAAGAAAAGAATCTCGAGGCATTCCGAAAGGAAGCTGACTTCCAAGAGGCTCTGATCAATGTCCTGAACACAAGAGACGGAATGACAGTGCTGAAACGAATTTTTGATGACAGCGGTTTCTTCTCCTCGGCATTCGATACGAATGCTTTGAACATGGCTCGCAAGGAAGGGAAACGGGAATTTGCACAACAGGTTTTTAACAACGTTCTCAAGTACGCCCCTGAAAAGATCGGCGAATTGAGACCTAAGGAAACGAAATGAGCGAAGGTACAGCAGCCGAAAATCAGACAAGCGAGGCTACAACCAACGGCACGCCTAATCCTGATTCTCAGGGTCAGCAGGGAGAATCCACGCTGATTGATGAAATCTCCAAGGCAACTCCTCAAGAGGGACAGCAGTCTCAGGAGGAAGGAAAGACCGAAGAGAACAAAGGAGAGAAGAAGGAAGAAAAGGCGGACGAGACTGGCGGAGCTCCGGAGAAGTACGAGGACTTCAAAGCGCCTGAAGGTACAACCTTAGACGCAGAAGTCGTCAAAACTTTTTCAGAAGTCGCTAAGTCTCTGAATCTGCCTCAAGCCAAGGCCCAGGAAGTCATTGACAAGCTGGCGCCGAAATTGGCAGAGCGACAGATTGAAGTGCTGAAACAGACCAATGCAACATGGAAAGACAAGTCACTCCATGACGCAGTGATTGGCGGCGACAACTGGAAGAACACGATTTTTTCAGCTCAGCGAGCCCTGAGAGAGTTTCAGACACCCGAAGGAGAGTTTACTGATCCGGATGTTTACGAACTGGCGACCATTGCCGGTAATCATCCGGGCCTGATCAAGATCCTCAAACATTTTGGCGACAGCATGAGAGAGGACAAGACGGTTAGAGGCACTTCTAACAGAACTCTCACTCCAGACGATATTTACGGTAAATAAAGGAGTTAAAAATGGCAGACGCATTCACTGGAATGACCCCTGTTACGCTTGCTGAATGGCAGGCTCTCGTACCCGAAGGCAACACTCAGATCAACATGATGATTCAGACCATTCGGGATTATCAGCCGTTCTTCGATCGTGCCACTATGGTGCGTGGTAATGATGGCCAGGGCAAGAAAGGCCTCATCGGAGAAAAGTATCCTGAAGGTCAGCTTGTCGGAATCAACGAAGGCTGGAGCGCCTCCAACGCGGCCGGCCGTGCAGTTCGTTATCCGTCCTGTGTGGCTCGTGACCGCTCGGTTATCGCCAAGCTCATGCTTGAAAAAATGCCGGATAAAGAACGCAACGCATACCGCATGCGAACCGATCAGATGTTCATTCGCGGCTTAACCCGTGGCATGGTTAAACGAGTATTCCAGGGCAACCCTACAACAGACCCGCGTGATTGCATGGGTTTGGCAAATATCGTTCTTCCTGATCGTGACAATGGCGTTTGGAAGGATTCCATCATTGACGGTGGCGGCACTGGTTCAAATCTGACATCCATTTATTTCGTCAATTGGGATCCGGAGGAGATGACGTGTTTCTTCCCGCAGTATGGCGGAGCCGCCGGCGTATCCATGGAAGCGATCAAGGAGCCTGTCTATGTTCCTGACAAAAACGGCAAAATGTATCCCGCATACGTCACTGAATTCGGATATGACCTCGGCGTTTTCGCTGGTAATCCTGAAAAGATTGTGCGTATTGCTAACGTTGATCCGACCAAATTCACGACTGACAAGGGCGCAACAGACCTGCTCAAGAAGTTTATTGAGGCACGTCACCGCTTGAAGACCTCCGACTTCTCCAATGTCGGTATTTACTGTACTGATCAGGTGGGCTTGATCTATGACCTCCAGTTGCTTGAAAAGACCAAATACACACTTGAGTACAAGACTTTTGGTCAGCGTGAATCAATGCTCTCCTTTGGCGGTATCCCGATCTATCAGTACGGCACCGACGTTTTGCCGTCCACTGAGTCCAAGATCACAGTTTCTTAATCAAGGGGATAAAAATGATCATTGACCAAAAGATGATGTTTTGTGAAAAGGCAGAGGCCAAAACCGCGATCACGTCTAATGTGCTCGATTTTGTTTCGGATCAGACCTCTCCTTACTTGAACGCTCATGGAATGGTGCTCTGCATTTTGACGCCGACAGCAATTGCTGGTACGTCCATCACATTCAAGCTGCAGGAATCCGCGGACAAGTCTACCTACACGGATGTCATGACCACGAAAGCGCTAACGGCCACAGACCTGAAACAGCCCTTGCTTATTGCTCTGCCGCCGATTCATAAGCGTTATCTGAAGTTGGTTTCCACGCCGACATCAGTTACCGCCGGAACTATCACCGCCTTTATTGGCAATGACGTTCAGCTGGGTTCCCCGCTCCGCACGCAGGGAGTTGAATTCCCCGCCGAAACAGCGGCCAGCGGAAGTTAGTTAATTCTCTAGTTGCACGAGGAGGAGGGAGGCTTAAAAACCTCCCTTTTTTAATATGAATGAAGTGTCAATTTGCAATGCCGCTCTGAGCTACTTAGGGCAAAAGGGTACGATCACACGGATCAAACCACCTGAAGGGAATCCGAACGCCGAGGCTTGTGCTGAATACTATCCTCAGGCGCTCCGTTACTTACTGGAGGCTCACAACTGGGCTTTTGCGATCAGGCGCGTGAGACTGCCTGAATACAAAAAATATGACGCCGACTTGTATCAGTGGGCGCACGGCTACCAAGTTCCCTCAGATTATTTGCGCACAGTTAAGGTCTATGAGAAAAGCTCACAGGTGGACGAGGCCGGAATTGATTTTGAAATCGAAACGCTTTCGGAAACAGGCTCATACATTCTCCTAACCGATTCTTCCTCTCCCATGCTTCGATACGTGGCCAGCGTCCAGAACGTGTCAATCATGCCGCAGTATTTCATTCAGGCCCTTGTTCTCCAGCTTGCTAGTTATCTGGCAGGTCCACTGATGAAAACTTCTATGGCGCAGCAGATGATCCAAATGGCCGCTCAAGCACTGGAGACTGCGAAGTTTCAGGATTCTCGAAACTCTATCAGGGTCAAGCACGAATATTTGGCGCCCCACCTGGCTGCACGGAGTATTTAAATGTCATTGAAAATCTATAAGCAGAGTATCGGAGGAGGTGAGATTTCTCCTTCGATGTACTCCAGGATCACGGATCCTTCATATTCTGCAGGGCTGGCCAAGTGCCGCAATATGATTGTTGAACCTCAAGGCCCTGTAGTGAGGAGGCCCGGTTTCTCAATGGTGCGGGAAACGAAGTATCCCGACAGGAAATGCCGCCTGATCCCGTTCACGTTCTCAGCAACCCAAACGATGATCTTAGAGTTTGGGCATCATTACGTCCGATTTCATACCAACGGCTCAACACTGATGAACGGCAATGTCCCGTATGAGGTGACGACTGATTATGAGGAATCCGAACTCTTTGATATTGACTATGCCCAGAGCGTGGACATCATCACGCTGGTGCACTGCTCCCATCCTCCGAGAGAATTGAGGCGTTATGGCGCGCTGGACTGGCGACTTGTGGACATCACTTTCAATACGTCCCTTACACCTCCCACTGGAGTAACGGCTACACAGCACATTCTGGGCTCAGCGACATACAAAGACGGGTATGTCCGGAAGTATGTTGTGACCTCGTGCAATGTGGACAACACGGAGGAATCCAAAGCAAGTGCAGCGGCCTCGGTTATTTGTAACCCGTACGGTGATGGCGCTTATAACACCATCACATGGAACACTGTTGCAGGTGCTGATCATTACCGCGTGTACAGGGATAAAGGCGGTATTTATGGCTACATAGGTGAGACCCGTTCCAACTCGATTGATGACGATAATATCGCGCCTGACAGCTCTATCACGCCGCCAATCTATGATGATGTATTCCTCACAAGCGGCGGCATTACTGGGGCAACCGTAACCGCTCAAGGTTCTGGATATGTCGGTCCGAACGGAGAAATTACGGGGATCGACCTGCTAGAGACACAGACATGGGTAGTCGAGGGATCGGGCAGAAACTTCTATGGACCTGTAGCACCTGGAAACTGTTCTGCGTGGCAAAGTGATGACGGCTGGGCATTGAACTTCTATGGCGATGGTGTAGGCCTTGTCCCTAATGACGAGATGATTTCTCTCTTCTCGGCCAGCGTGGAGATTTATGACGCCGAAGGATCAGGTGTCGGAGCGACTGCCAAGGCCATATTCTCTTCTGCCTCAGAATGGATCAAGCTCACCAAGCCGACAGGGAATCTTAATTTCTGTTTATATGGTTTCCGCCCAATTAAAGGGATCCAGGTCACGAGCGCAGGGTCCGGTTATAAGCGGCCGCTTTGCAGAGTGACTATCACCACCTGGCCGACATGGACATGGAGCCGAAAAGCGCTGAACTATAAGTTTGAATTTAAGCGCTACACGGGCGAATTTGTTATTTCTGCAAAGAGCGCTGGGTTCCTAGAGACTTCAATCCGAGTGAACGACACAACGGGAAACGGGGCCGTGTTGGAGCCCGTAATTTCAGGCGGCAAACTTACTAACGTCCTAATCAAGAACGCTGGAGCGGGCTATTCCAACCCGACCGCGACACTTATTTCAAACTATGGCTCAGGCGCTCAAATCTCTCTGACTGTTGCGAATGCTGGCGACTATCCAGGATGTGTTTCTTACTTTGAACAGCGCAGATGGTTCGCTGGCAGTCGCATGAGACCGCAATATATTTGGGCAACGAAGACGGGCACTGAAACAGATATGGGCTATTCCCTCCCGTCCCAATCCACCGACCGCATCAAGGTTAGGGTAGCGAGCCAGGATTCAAACCGAATCCGCCATATCGTCCCCTTGTCTCAGCTCCTTATGCTGACCGCAAGCGGGGAATGGAGAGTGAGCCCAGTGAACTCAGACGCGATCACGCCTGAATCTATGAGTGTGCGGCCTCAGTCTTATGTCGGCTCCAGCCAGACAAAACCGGTCCTTATTAACAACACGATGATCTTTGCCTCGGCTCGAGGCGGACACCTGAGAGAACTCGGCTACAGCTATCAGGCGGGCGGCTATATTACCTCCGATGTGTGTTTGAGAGCGGCCCACCTCTTCGATCATCACGAAGTTGTCGATATTGCATACGCCAAGGCTCCCTACAGCATATTCTGGTGCGTGAACGACATAGGCAAACTAATCTCCTTCACATACGTGCCAGAACAACAAGTCGGAGCTTTTGCACAGCACGAGACCCAGGGCGATTTTGAATCGTGTGCAGTGGTGCCAGAGAGCAATGAGGACATTCTTTATGTCGTGACCAAGCGCAAGATCGGAGACAACACCGTAAGGTTTGTTGAGCGCATGAACGAGTACATCATTGACAAAGATGAAGATTATCTCTTCATGGATTGTGCGGGCACCTACTCAGGCCCAGCCAAGACCGAAATATCTGGCATTAGCTGGCTGAATGGGATGAAGGTTTCCATCCTGGCTGACGGGTATTGTGTGCCGGATCAAGTAGTGCAGAACGGCAAGATCACGCTGAGAAGAGCGGCGTCCAAGGTTCATATTGGTTTGCCTTATAACTCCGATATTCAGACCCTACCTCTTGCATTACAGCTTCAGGATCTTTCTTTCGGTAGTAACCACAGGAAGAACATCAGCGGAGTGGCAGTGAGAATGATTGATTCAGCGAGCATTCTGGCTGGCTCGAGTTTCGACGACCTCTATCAGCAGCCGACACGCGGACGGGAAACACCTGGTACCCCGCCGAAGAAGAGGAACGGAGAGTTTGAAGTAGATATCGCCGCTTCATGGACAGATGACGGTCAAGTGTGTATTCGTCAGAGCGCCCCGCTCCCGCTGAAAATCTCCAGTATTACCGTGACCTGCGACGTGGTGTAGTGCGCATCACGCTCTAGGAATCCTCCAATATCTATGCTGAGTTGGGGGATTTTTTATGGCCAGATCAGGTTTTTCTTTTGGCACTTTGGGCCTCATTTCTACAGGTGTTTCAACCCTGTTTAATGCCTTCGGTGCGAAGAGCATCACGAAGTACAACAATGCTATTGCACAGGCTCAGGCAGACATAGCCAAGATCAACGCGGACACAATGAATCTGCATTATCAGCAGAGATTGTTCGCGGCTGAGGGTGAGTATCAGCGAGAGACAATGCAAGCCGCTCAAATGAAGGCGCGGCAGAAAGTCTCATTAGCCGCTAATGGCGTGGCAATCGGGGTCGGATCAGCTGCAGAACAATTGGCCAGCACGGACATTGTGAAAAAGATCAACCTCAACAGGCTTGAATCTAACGCCAAAACCGAGGCATGGGGATACCGTGCAAAAGAGACTGACTACCGTAACCAAGCACTCATGAGCCTAGCCAATAAGAAGAGCGCCTCCCGAGCATTCACCGATTCTCTCTTAATCGGTGCAGGGAACATGGGTATGGCCTTCGCATACGGAAAATTGATGGATATGGCCGCTAAAACTGAAACCGCCGAGCCATCTAAACCCGATGATCCAATCAAAGTTGACGCCGTATCGGGAGCCGACCCGGGAATCAAGATTGACGCAATCTCAGGCGCCCAGCCCAACATGAACAGGATTGACGCCATATCAGGAGCACAGCCCAATCTCCTTTTAGGCCAGACAGTCAAAACGACACAGCTCTATCCGAGAACTAAAAACATCTTCTCTCTGAACTACAGAGGATAAAAAATGCCAATCGTCCCTAAGTATGAAAATAATGTGCCTGGAGTAGTCGAAAGTGGAAGAGGTTTCGGCGCTCCCGTTGATAACGTCCGCCCGAGTTTCGACTATGAGAATGTCATGAACAGGGCCTTACAGCCGTGGTCACAGATTGCAGATAGCGCTGTCAAAATTGAGGCCTATCACCGTGACACCGTTGTGAAAGCGCGGGCTGATGAACAGCTGGACGCTTACAACAAGGAAGTACAGACAACGCTGTACGACCCAGAGAAGGGCTATTTCTCTCAGCAAGGCAAGAACGCCGTGACGTCGTGGGATCAGGCGCAATCTGATCTTCAGTCTATTTATGACAAACACTTGAGCCAGATTGATGACCCTGATGTCAAAGAGGCTTTTAAGTCCAACGCATTGCAGCGCCTCAACTCTGTAAGACAGAAGACGGTCGTCTATCGCAACGAGCAGAACATCCGCTGGCGGGCCCAGACCTCTAAAGACCATGCAGACAACCTTGTAGAGGAGTTTGCCTTAGGCGGATTCTCTCCTGACGGTCAACGCACAATGGCTAGCCTGATGAACGAGATCGAGTATCAGGGCAGGATGCAGGGCTGGGACGATGAAACACTGAAACGTCAGAAGAACGCCTATAAGTCTCTTGCTTATGCCTCAGCCTATAGCAATATGGCATTGAGCGATCCTATCGGCGCCTTGAGGCATTTTCAGACGGACGGCTCAAGGGAAATGTCCACGGACGTAGGCCGCCGCACCTATCAGATGTTATTCCACCGAGCCGCTCCCCAGCTCGTAGAACTCTCTCAACGTTACGGAGGAGCAACGGCCCTGGCCTTAACACCTGGAGCAGTTGCACGTACTACAGGCGACAACACAAACGAGAACGTTCTGAGACAATCCCGAGCACAGGCCGGACTAGGCCAGGCTCCGAAAGTCTCAGACAAGGTTCTCAATACTTCAGGATACAAAGGATGCAACCCGCTCAATGTCCGAGCCTCCAGCGACAAATGGCGCGGCTCAATCGGCCAAAGTGACAACGGATATGTGATCTTCTCAACTCCTATGGACGGCATTAGGGCCGCTGCTACCGTTATCAAGAATTACGGCACGAAGTACGGGATCAACACGGTTAGAGACATTGTGAGCAGATACGCTCCTGCCTCAGAGAATCCAACTGATGACTACATAGCCAACGTATGCAAGGGCACTGGCTACCAGCCTGATGAAAAGCTCGACACGAAAAATCCTGAGGTGCTGAAGAAGTTGCTCACGGCCATGATGAGGCAGGAGATCGGCGATGTCCCGTACTCTGAAGAAACGATCAATGAAGGTGTTCAGAGAGCGCTCGGCAACGTCACTCCTGCACAACAGACAGCAGAGGATCAGGCTGAGCCGAGACTTACGGCTGCCGACCTCGTTTTCAACCCGAACGTGAAGACGGGGATTGAGGTCATTGATTCTCTGAATGAGCCTGAGAAACTCTGGATCATGCAACACACCAAGGCGCAGACTTTTCAGTCAACGGCTAACCTGCGCTCCCAATTCAAGACTACTTTGAATAATGCGCTGGCTGTAGCCAGGAGCACAGGCGACATGAGCCAGCTCCCCGATGTAGGAGCTTTTATTCAGACTTACGGCCAAGAAGAGGGGCTGAGGCAATTCCAGAACGCACAGCAGGAAGCCAAGCTCAACGCCAATCTCTTCCTAATGCCGACACTCAGCAACGCTGAGATTGAGGCAACGGCACGCCAGATGACGCCGAGCAAGGACGATCCTAATTACGCCGCCAGGATGAAAGACTTAGAAACCTGGAATAAGGCCTACACGCAGATCCGCAAAGAACGCGCAGAGGATCCTGTGCAGTTTGCCTTCTCTGGAATGCCTGACTTAGGCTTACAGCCGATCACCGACTGGACCAGCCAGGACGGAGCGCTGCTACAGATTCAAAAACGAATCGACAGCATGGATCAGGTGGCCGAGCGTTTTGGCACGCCCAGGGCGTTATTCAGTAAGGCTGAAATATCAGGTTTCCTCAACTTCATGCAGGGCATGGACGCCGTTCACCAGGCCGACTTTCTAAACAGAATGGCCGACCGCATGACCGATTCGACCGCAACAACTTCGGAGCCGCTAAGAATTTTCTCCGAACAAATCGGCAACAAGAATCAGACCTTAGCAATCGCTTTGGGAGTGGCCTCTACTCCTAACGGCAAAGAAACTAACGGAGCCCTCAGGCAGATCAAGGGAGATTTCATTAAGAAGAACAAACTCACTGATGCCTGGAAACAAGAGACTGAGATGAGAAATCTCCTCTCCGGCGTTTTGGCTGTCCCGGATGGAAGCCCTGCTTACGAGGCGATGCTTAGTGCAGCCATGAATGAATATTGTTTTGCGAGTCAGACTGGCACAACGAAGATTGAAGATGCAGCGGCAAATGTTTTTGGCCGCGTATATGAACACAACGGAAAGAAGATTTTTCTGCCTACACAGATTGACAAGGCTCAGAAAAATACATGGACATTTAGAAGAAGCGGAAGTTTTGAAGACTTACTGAGTGACGCTGGAAAGGACTTAGCCAAGTCTAAGAAATCCTACTTTTATGCCGGACAGAAACTCAGCCCTCAGCAGTTAGAGAACCTAATCTCCAACGCTCCTTTGCAGTCGATTGATGACGGTGTTTATCAGGTAGTCAACGGCCTCAATTACGTAAGAGACGAAAACGGACAGCCGCTCGTTATCGACCTCAATACCTATATTTCTCGGAGAACAAAAAAATGAATTGGCTAAACGCTTTTGGTGAAACAGTTCAAACTCAGCCCGAGGCCCTGAGAGGTTTTAGTGTTGCGAAGGATATGGAGCAGACTAAGCCCTCAGCTTTTCAAGGCACAGGAGAGGCGCTGGAAAAATCGCTCCCGTTCTCGTTCTATCAATCTCTTTCAGGCGTAAATGAGCTAATGGCCGACCGCGTGGAGGTTAATTACGACCTGGACAACAACGAGGATGCATTCTCAGACTTCAAGCCGACCCAGGAACAGAAGGAGCAGGTAGCCGACAGACTGAGACAGGATGCAAAGTTTGCACGCCTCAAGGCTCAGAACGATTACACGCCTAACCCTGAGACAACAGGACAGGCGGCAATGATGATCCACGGCTTAACGGGATCCCTGGCCAAGGCTATCGGATACACGGTAGCCACAGGTGGAAGCGGAATTTTGGCCGCTCCGCTTTTCGGTGCTGACCTCGGTCTTTACGAAGCTGGCAAACTTCGAGATAAAGGCGTGGACGCCTCAACAGCAAGAACCGCAGGCGCGATCACAGGTACAGTCAATGCAGTGGGAATGGCACTGCCTGGAGCCGTGGGGACGAGTTATGTGAAGTCAATGCTTTTCGGTGGCGCAGTCAACCCGATAACCGACATCAGCGAACAGGCCTCCATTAAATTTGTATTGGATAACGCCAACTATTCCAAACAGGCTCAGGAGTATGACCCGTTTGATCTTGCAAACCTCGGAGTATCGGCGGGCATGGGTATTGCTTTTGGTGCTTTGGGCGCCCGTGCAAACCGTGCTCAGGCCCGTTATGAAGCGGCAGAGGCCGCTGCTCAACCGAGCATACCTCAGACACCTGAAGGTCAAGCAGCACCCGCCACGAACATGAATAAAGGCGTGCTGGATTCTATTCAAAACCGTGACCGCTCGTCTAAGGAAAGCCGCCTCCAGATGGAGAAAATCGCGGCCGCTCCGAACTTCAATCTTCTGAGAGAGAGCCGCTCCCTCGACCAAGGCGCGCCGATTATTGCCTATGTACCAGATGACATGAACATTCTCTGGGGTAAACGAGTTGATGTGTCTGCTGACCCGAGCTCCGAGCCGATGACAATGCGTTACGCAGTCGTGGACGCCGATGAGGTTCTCACTTCTAATGCAGTGGACGGCTCCAGCAATCCGAGTTTCACAGATCCGACTGTAGCAGGTGCCAGAGCTATCGCAGGTAATGGCCGCATAGCTGGATTACAAGGAGCTTACAGACAGGTCAAGGCCACGAAGTACAGAGCCGACCTCACTAAAGATTCAAAAGAATTCGGAATCTCCAAGCGCCAGATTAAGAAGATGAAGAATCCGATCCTGGTGCGTGTCATGGATGATGCTGATGTAGTCGAGGGTATCGGAGAGGCCTCAAATAGAACGGGTACGCTCAAACTAAATCCGGCCGAACAAGCCGCTCAGGACGCTCGAAACGTCCGATTAGAAGAAGTTGAGTTCACCAAAGACGGTGAAATTACTCAAAAATCAATGGACGAGTTTGTAAAGCGCACTCCAGACAAAGAAGGGCTAATTGATTCAAGTGGCAATGCTCTTTATGACAATATTGCACGCAGAATGAGGCCCGCTATTTTTGCCGCCGCCTTCTCTGACACTCGGATCATCAACAGGTTTATTGCTGATAGTCCCGAAGACCGCAAGATCATGAACGTCCTTCAGAGCGTGGCAACTGAAGTAGTGCGACTGAAGAAAATTAAAGGAGAGTTGGACTTTTCTCCAGACCTCCTGGAGGCCGTGGCGGACGTATTCGAGACACGAAGAGAAGCCAAGAAGATCAACGGAAAGGGCCACGAGAAGGAGCTTACAGGCTCCCTCATGGAGGAATCCGCAACTCCTGCACAGCGCTATTTCAGAGACATTCTCCTATCTGCTAATCCTGAGAGACTTCAGGAGATTCTTGCTAGGTTTAGAGAAGTTGCCGAGCAGGAAAGCGGGGGCGCTGGTTTCTTTGAGGCAGTAACCAAGGATCAGGTGTTTGAAACGGTCAAATCTGAGTTTGACAAGAGGGACGCCGCAATCAATTCTCTCCAGCCGAGTGACGTTGACGCGGCAATGGAGTTGCAGCATGCAAACGTTATACAGAACGATCAGCCCGTGGGAACACGAGGAGATGTGAACAGATCAATTGCAGACGAGAAGAAAGCCGCCGAGCAGATCGACAATGGAGAACGTGTTGAAGTTTCTGGAGAAGGAGTTGATCCGGAAGTCATGGATAAAAATGTCAGCGACTTCGTAACCCGCTTTGTTAAAGAACTGGTTGGCGCTGGGGCTGAAAAGAAAGTAGCAGAGATGGGCGCCAAAGTCCATGACGCATTCTTTGAAACTTTGGGAATCCGCCTAGGCAAGAGCAGGAAAGAGCTTGAGCAGGAATATGAGGTAAGAGTTCAGAGGAGGGAGAATCTTGAAAATCCTGAAGGCTTCGCTTCAATGTCTCCTCAAGATAAGTTGGATACTCTTAATCGCTCAAGAGAATTTGATGAACAATTGAAACTTTGGGAGCAGGGAAAAGGGTCAAATAAATTCAATCTTGGAAGGCCATCCTGGGTTCTTCAGATTTTTGGTGCATCAGATCGAAAAGGCATAAACACAACAAAACGTCAATTTGTTCATGTTCTCCTGCCGAAAGGGAAGAAATTATTAGGCATTGACGGAAAGCACGGTCTTAAGGCGTCTGAATTGGAAGGGCTTTTAGTTGGAATCCAGCAGCCAATAGCAGTTTTTAAATCAGCTACAGACGGCGGCATCGTTCTTATTACAGAACTGAAACGAGGTGATAGTCCAATAATTGTTCCTATACATCTCACTCGAAATAAAGACGGAGATTTTCAGATAGTCAATTTTGTTGCGAGCACTTATGAGAAGGAAAGAACTTCGATCAACAAATGGGTAGAAAAAGGCTTGCTGTTGGGATATGACAAAACAAAAGGACCCAATGTCCTGCCAAGGGACTTCGGGTCTAATCCCCACCTGTCGCGGTCCGCAGACGTTACAAAGACGTCGGCCAATGACAAAACACTGAATCCTTCAGTTAGGCCTATTTTATACCAGAACGAGACTTCCATTGGGGACTTGTATCAGAGCGAAAGCGCCTTGAGGGGAATTTACACGCCTGGAGAGCGCGTCATTACTCTCATGCAGTCTGCAAACGAGAGCACATTCATTCACGAATCTGGCCATTACTTCCTTGACGTTCTTACAGACGTAGCAATGAAGGAGAACGCACCCGCTCAGGTCAAGGCGGATGTCCAAACTCTTATGGACTGGTTCGGAGTGAAAGACCTTGAGGAATGGAGAAGCCTTTCCATTGATGAACAGAGAGCGGCTCACGAACAATTTGCAAGAGGTTTTGAACAATACTTGAGAGAAGGCGAGGCTCCGAGCTCGGCCCTTGAGAAAGTTTTCAAGGCTTTTAAGGACTGGCTGACGAAGATCTACAAATCCTCCGAAGAGTTGCAGGTTGAAATCTCTCCAGAGGTGCGAGCCGTCTATGATCGACTTCTTGCCACCGATGAACAGATCCGAGCTAAACGGGAAGCCGAAGCTCCGGCATTTGACTTTGACATGAATCCGGAAGAGCCCACAAATCCGGCTGTAAAAACATTGCAGCAGACGGCAGAACAGATGATTGACGCCGCCCCCATCCCTGAAGAAGGCAAGACCAAGATCAAGGAGACGCTCGGAATCAATCAGCCGGAACAGCAAACTGGTGAAAACCATCCGCACTATGGAATCCCAGATGAAGAAAAGTTCATAGATCAGAACTTAGAAACTTCGGCAATAGACGATCCCAATGCATTCATTGTCTTGGACGATGGACGGGAGGTGAGCATGGGCGATTACATGAGAGAAATCGAGAGTGAGCAGAAACAGGAATTAGATCGAGCAAACAGTGTTTCCGAAGCCGCGCAGTGCATGTATAGAAACGGAGCTTTTGACGATGTTTTTTAAGGATTGAAGGAAATGGTCAGCAAATTAAAACCCGAATGTGAACAGAAAGTTTCGGCGGTACTTGGTCGTCCTCTTACCTATACAGAAAGTCAAGAGCTTGTGGCCAGCGTTAAAAGCTATTACCTCAGAAATAGAGAGAGCCACCCAGGGATGTCTAGGGAGCAGGTTGTGAGCGAGGCCGCCAAACAGTATGCACAACGCATCCAGGAGGATGCAATGCGAAAGGCGCTCAACGCTAAACGCCAGGCTTTTGCCATCTACCAAAACCGATTGACTTACAAATCTATGAGGACAAATGGGGACAGCGCAAACCAAGCGGCCCGAGGCATTCTCAACCGCGTGGACAAATATAAGGTGGGTGTGGAGCAAGAGGCAAAATCCCGCCTTGTCGATTTCCTGGAAAAGACTTCTCCGACGTTTTTAGGCTTATGCGAGAACAAAAAACTCATAAGCGACCTCGTGAAAGAAATTGCCGGAACAGATACCAAAAACCCTGTTGCGAAGTCTGCTGCCAAAGCCTGGATTGATACCGTGGAATCACTCCGCCAGAGATTTAATGCCGCTGGAGGCGATATTGGCAAATTGGAAGATTGGCTATTCCCGCAAACTCATGACCGCTACAAGCTCGTGAACGCGGCTAGGAGACTTGCAGGAGGTCAATTCAAACAAGCGGGCCTGGCAGTCAAAGACACCGTAACCTTGGAAAAATACAATTCCAAACAGAATAGAGATGCTTGGATTGATTTTGTTTGGGACAAGATCGATCGTTCTAAATATCTGGACGACAATTTAAAGCCAATACCCGATGACAAAATGCGCTATCTGCTTGCAGAAATTTACAGCTCGATTACAACAAACGGAGCAAGTAAAGAAAACCTCAACAAGGTTAAGGCGAAGCGGGGAACGAGCAGGGCAGATACTCGGCAAGCACACAGAACTTTGATGTTCAAAGATGCTCAGGCCCGTTTGGATTACAACGATGTTTTTGGGTCGAATCCAAGCGTGTTAGGCACAATGATGGAGCATATCGGAGGAATGTCTAGAGATATTGCACTGATGGAAATGTTGGGGCCAAATCCAACCAGAACCTTCAATACAATCAAGAGAATGGCTCAGATTGACACCGATCAGCAAACCTCTTCAACGGGCAAGATCAAGTCAGCCGACAACTCTCTTTTAGACGCAATGTGGGCAAATCTTACTGGGACTGCCAATGTCGTAGAAAGCGGCTTTATTGCCTCAATCGGTCAAGGCGCTCGTAACCTCCAGGTAGCAGGAAAACTCGGCTCCGCTTTTATTTCCTCGTTCACGGACGTGGCAACCTATTTCCACACGGCCAGAGTGAACAGAATGCCTTTTGCTCGGAGCGCAATGCTCCTGGTGAAATCTTTGAATCCTGCTGACAAATCGGATAAACGGTTCGCGGCCAGGGCAGGCATTATCGGAGATGAACTCAACTCAGCGGCCTCCAGGTTTGTAGAGGGAAATATCGGAAACGGAATCACGGGCAAACTTGCCGACCTCACCATGAGATTGTCCCTTTTGTCGCAGTGGACTGACGCAGTGAGAAGAGCGCAGTCGCTCAATACAATGGCAACTTTTGCCGAGGCCACCAAACATAATTGGAATGATATTGACGGCTGGCTGAGATACCGCCTTGAAGAGTTTGGTGTTTCTGAGGACGTGTGGAAAGCGCTCCAGAAGTGCACGCCTGAAGAACTCAACGGCTCCCAATTCTTGACGATCAACTCTATTAAGAACGCCGCCTCGAAGAATGGCGATATTGACGGTTTTAGAGTGGACAAACTTGTATCCACTTATTTGAGTTTCGTCATGGATGATAGCTTTATGGCGTCCCTCCAACCGGACCTAATGACGCGCTCCATTACGAACTGGGGCAAATCCCGTGGCACAGTAGCAGGTGAGTTTATTCGCAGTATCTTCCTTTTCAAATCTTTTCCTATCGCAATGTTTACGCGGCACCTCCAGAGGTCAAGAAGCCTTTATCGCTACAAACTTCAGTCGAACGGAATGTCTTCTGCCGTATGGAGCAGAATCGGGTACTACTCAACATTGATTGCCTCAACAACATTAGTGGCCTGGGTAGCTAATATGTTTAAGGACATTATTAATGGCAGTGACGTTAAAGATCCCTTTACAACTGATGCTATTTTTAAACGGGCTCTCACGGCAGGCGGCGGAATGGGCTTTATCGGTGACATCCTTGTTTCTGGCATGGACGATTACAAGTACGGGCACCCCGCTTTAATGAATATGGCGGGCCCTGTACTTTCAACGGCAATGGACGCCTACACCATTTTTGACAAGTACAAAGACAACAAGGACATAGGCGCCAACGTCTTGCGAATCGTGAAAGGGAATCTCCCCGTTGTGAATCTCTGGTACACGAAACAGCTTTTGAATCACGCTGTATTCAATAAGATCCAGGAGATGATGAATCCTGGCTATCATCGAAGGATCGAGCAGAAGATCCGCAAAAATCAGGGTGTCGGTTATTGGTGTAAACCAACCGATATGCTCCCGTACAGAATGCCTGAGATCGGCACGGAGCCTCGGCGATAGGTGTGCGCATCACCAATCTGGTTGACATGAGAATACTTCTAAACAATGAGGTGTTTTCATGCTGCCAGATGTTCCGCGACGGGTGGGCCCTGTAACAGGCTTGGGTATCTCCCGAGTTGATTTTGACTTCAAGATATTTGCGTCCTCCAATGTGCTCGTAATCCGCACGAGTAAGGCGGGCGTGGACAAAACGCTCAAGGAAGGCGAGGACTACACCGTTACCTGGGACGAAGACCAAACCGCCAATATCGGCGGCTACATCACTTTTGACGAGTTCCTCACTGACGGGGAATCGGTCACGATTCTCTCTAATGTCGCATACACCCAGGAGCTTGATTTGCACGCGGAAGGTGATTTCAATCCGAATGACATCAATGTAAATTTTGACCGCACCGAAGCACAGATCCAGCAGTTAAAAGAGAAACTCTCCCGCGCCGCAGTCGCTCCCGCATCTTCTGGCATGGAGGGTGACGAATACGGTGAAATCCTCTTAGCGAACTCAACGAAATCAGGCGAATACGCCGCCCAAGCTCAAGAAGCCGCCGAAACAGCTAAGGCCGCGGCCGCAGTGGCCAGCGCCGCCCAGGATAATCTGGACGCCTCTACCGAAGTGGCAGAGAACGCCGCCAAGTCTGCAAGCAATTCGGCAACCGCCGCCGCGCAATTCAAGCTTGATTCTGAGGCCGCCGCTACCACGGCCACCGAGGCTGCAGAGGTGGCTAAGCAGGCCGCCTTCTCATATCGCTATTGTGCGACCGCCACAGCAGGAGGCACGGTCAACACCTCAGCAGTCTTGCCAGCCACGCTGATTAAAGTTGGCGACCACGTGATGAACGCTGACGGACAGATCTTTAGGGTCTTGAATGTTGGTACTTCCACGTGCGAACTCTCTGGAATCATCACAACTATTTCAGGCCCTCAGGGTTTGAAGGGTGATTCAGGCAGTGTCGGTCCTCAGGGCAGTGCAGGCGCAACATTCACACCAGCAGTTAGCGCGGAAGGTGAAATCTCCTGGACGAACAACAAAGGGCTTACAAACCCAGCTCCCGTAAATATCCGCGGCCCGAAAGGCGAGAGGGGTGAAAGAGGCTTGCAGGGCAGTCCTGGACCCGTCGGAAGTGCGGGACCTCAGGGTCCGATGGGAAGTAGTCCGTGGGCAACCGCTTTCGGCCAATTCCGCATTGACGGAGCAGATTTAAAACTTGATTACGTCGGCCTGGACACTTCAGCAGATTTCTCAATCAATACGAACGGTGAATTAACAGTTACGGTGACAGAATGACTACTTTAAATTTAGGCCGAGTTCGGCCAGTCTGGAAAGGTGACTGGGTTTCCACGGCCACCTATCTTGCCTTTGATTTTGTCCGCTACACGGACGGGAATGTTTACTTAGCCGTCCAAGACGTGCCAGCCAACTATATTCCGAGCTCCCAGACAAGTTACTGGGTTTTGTTCGGCGCGAAAGGCGGAAAAGGCGATACAGGTAGCGCGGGCAGTGTGGGCGCCACGGGAAGTCAAGGGCCCCGAGGTGTGACGTTTACACCCGCCGTTAGCGCAGATGGTGACTTGTCTTGGACTAATGACGGAAGCCTTAGCAACCCAGGCACAGTTAATATCCGCGGCCCCCGCGGTTTGCAAGGTGTAGCGGGCAGTCAAGGGCCTGCGGGGCCCACGGGGCCAGCGGGAACAACGAACTACAACAACCTGACTAATAAACCTGTTTCGGACACGTCGTTAAAACTTGCTGGCGGGTTTGCTGATGCAAAGGCGACTGGTGAGGCTTTAGATAAACGTGTTGGAGTAGCCAGTCAATCCTTCTCTGACAATGAGAAAGAAATCGCACGTGCAAATATCGGATGGGCCTCGGGCTTTGCCGCTTCGATTTCTGCATGGGTCACAGCCTCATTTGCCGCAGCAGTGGACGCCTATCTCATCCCTATTCTTAAACAACTCTGTTTAGACAACGGCGCGACACAAGCGGAAATCGACGCGCTCGAAGCTGAAGAAACAAGCGAATCTAATTCATAAGGAGTAAACACAATGGCATATATCGGAGAAACTATCGAGCTGATGTGCTCGGATGACTATAAAGATCGGATGTTGGCTGAATACCAACAGCTCGTAATCCGGAAGGATGCGCTAGAAAACCTGCTGATCAAATGGGAAAAGGGAGAACTCAATTTCACTCCCAAATGTCCGAAGGAAATGCTTGTAAAGCAGTTTGAACTCATGGAAGAGTATGCGGAGGTTCTGCGGCAAAGAGGCGCTATTGAAGGTGTAGATCTGTATTTAGGGGAATGAGTATGACAACTCTTGCAGAGATTAAGCAGCAGTACCTATCCAAGGCGTTATCCAAACCCGTGGCGAAGTACGGCGTGAAGATGGGCAACGGTCGCATCACGAGCCTATCGGACGCCCAAGGCTTTTGGGTAGAGCCGTGCTCAATCGAGCTTATCGCACTGGTGGATAAGAAGTACCTAAAGGGAGACACGATTAAAGAGGAAATTCCGATTGAACTGCTCAACCGTCCCGAGGGTTTCCAATATGGATATGACCTCTACACATTCACAACGCCTGACCTGAAAGCCGACAACCTCAAAGTTGAAGTTCTTGAGCGCCCCTTGATCGGTAAAGCCAAAGTCAAGTTCAAGGCGGGTCAGCAGTTTGCGGTCAAATCTCAGTTGATTACTGACGAGCTTTACCAGAGCGCTGACGGCAAATACTACACACAGGCAGACCTTCCGGAAAACTCAGATGAATTTTGCAAAGAGCGCTACAGCAACGAGATTAAAGCCGAGCGTAACGCTCGTATCTCGGACACAGACGATTACGTGAAACTCCCTGATATCACCGTGGCTAGGACGGCAGGAGCCAAGCGTTCGGCCCTTGAGGACGCCGACAGAATCTCTCTAGAGACGTACCGACAGGCGCTCAGAAACCTGCCAGAAGTCGAAGGTTTCCCGTTCGTGGCCTGGCCCGTATTTCCGACAGCTCTTGCATACGAGCTACAGCAGAAAGTTGACGCTAGACAAAACATGAGAGGAGGATTCAATGCTTAAACAGTTGATTCAGTTGCTTGTAAATCAGCTCGTTCCTAAACGGGCTGTAAACGGGGGGGGGTAGTATCTATGGTAAGAGACCAACTGAGCTAGGCATATCTGACTGTTTGACGGGTTCGGTGGTTGTCAAAACATCGACGGCAACAGGGTACTTTGAATACGTCACTCCAGCAGATGGGATAGCCTGGTGTTATGGCACTCAGGCCAATTTTGTGGGAATACGGGCAGAAGGAATTTCTGACTGGCCGACCTTAGTGAGGTATCCCGACAATGGGTACAACATCTCAGCCTATCAATACTTTAAGAAGGGACAGAAGATTCAATACCACTATGGGCTAACAGAGGGAACCATCTACTGTTACTTCTGTCCAATTTAACAACGCCGAGCATTTAGGCTCGGCAAGGAGCTTAAATGCTAAAACAACTTATTCAACGATTGCTGGATAGTCGAACTACTCCAGCTCAAGCAGGGCATAACGCTATGCCTGTTAATATTGCTGAGGCAATAGACATTTTTCTGGCAGTGGGTTCTGAAGGCTCCTACACAGCTCCAGCTGATGGATACTTGTCGGCAATGGTCGAGCCCGGCGGAAACATGAACTTTTGGGGACAAATCCTGCCCATCTCTTCTTTCCCCATTCAAAATGTTCAGGGGAAACTTTTCGTTCCAATGGCAAAAGGTATGGAAGTAAGGTATTTCATAAACGGAACTGTATCCTTATCCAAATTCCTTAAGACGATCGGGGGGGGGTATAATCTCTTTATTTGGAGGGCTCTGCCATGCTTAAGAGCCTTATCCAATTGTTTGCTGAGAAGTTTCTGCAAAGCAAAAAGTCTTGGGTTGGAAATCAATCCCTCCCATCATCTACAAAAGTTGCCTTCACTGCTACGAACGGGCTTGAATACACGGCTCCTGCGGACGGCTGGGTTCGAATCGGAAGTCAATCAGTTACGTCGGCAACGCTGTATGCTTCAGTGGCTTCCCTTTCTTCAGGAGATGGTTCAGCTTTATGTTATGTGCCCGTCAGAAAGGGTGAGGTTGTCGTTTGCTACATCAGCCCATACACAGGACAAACAGACGGCTTCTTTATTCCCGCTGTCGGTTCTAGCTAACCTTCAGACAGGAGGCGCATTATGCTGAAAAACATTCTGAGCCTCCTGCTGAGCAAGTTCTACAGCAAACAGGAATCCGAGGCTGTAGGACATCAGGCTATGCCGAGTCCGTCTAACACTGTTATCACTCCTTCTATCAAAACAGAATGCACCACTTGGAGTGATGCACACATTGGTATTGCTCCGGCAGACGGTTATTTGTATGTGACAGGTCGCACTACTAACACTGATGGCTTTCTTCAGATAAGTTCCGATACAACTGAAATAGCAGCTACAACGTTTGGAAATACCGATAAAGACATTCGACTGCTTTTTCCTCTCGCAAAGGGTCAAGCGATGAAGGTTACTGCAAAAAGTCTAAAGAGTATTTACTTACGTTTTTCTTCCTCTATCGGGGGGGGGTATCAGATCTTAAGAACGCTCTTCTGCAAGGAGGTGGCCTATGCTTAAGTCATTGGTACAGCTCTTTGCGGAGAAGTTCCTTACTAGCAAAAAGGAATGGGTCGGAAGTCAAGGTCTTTTCTCAAACCCAAATCCCGGAACAACGTTCTTTGTTAACCACGCTCAGGCTCAGCTTTATACGCCTCCAAGTGATGGATGGATTACATTCGGCGGAAACCGGCCATCGGTCAATGTCGGCATTACCGGAAAGCTGGGAACGTGTTGCGTTAACTCTCAAGGTTATCTCAGAATTACAACTCCGGTTCGGAAGGGGAATACCGTTAGTCTCTATTGCGAGACGGACGATCAGCAACCGCTTGAGGCAAAATTCGTTCCTAGCGAAGGGGCAACGTAGCACTTCACTTGTAGGAGGTGCGTCATGCTGAAGTCGCTCCTCCAGTTATTACTGAATACCCGAACAACAAAAACCGAAGCCGCGCATTTTGCCCAACCTGCCTGGGGAGCCTCTCCAATAGTGATGACAGGAACCGACGTTAATGACGATTGGGGCTCTATCTATCAGGGCGTAATGCCTAACGACGGCGTTCTTGTTGTCTCATTTACCGGAACGAATGAATCCAGCTATGCGGCTGGCCCCGGGGCTCAGTCGCTAGTTCCGTGGGCTAATGGCGGCGGCAAGTTTAGTATGCCCGTTACAAAGGGTAGTTATGTCAGCCTTGGCGGAAACCATGTTAAGGATGTCGAACTACGGCTTTATCCGCTAGCTGCTTCCACCTAACCGCTCCGCCCCTCACTCGAGGGGCTTTTCGTCAGGTGTGCGCATTGAACTCTGGAGCGCTCCTACCATGTCTAAAAAGGAATAGACATGGAAACAGATTTCAGCCTCAGTGAGTTTGCCAGCACGGTAAACCTAATAGTGTTCACGCTAATTCTTATATGCGCGGCATCGGGCTCTGCTATGCCGTACGTGCGAGCGGAACGAGACTGGAATTTTCCGCGCTGGTTCGTTGAATTCATATCCAGTTGCGCGGCTGGCTTCATTGTCTATCTGATCCTCAGCACCTCCAAACTTAGTTGGGAATGGATTGGAGCGTGTTCGGGGGTTTCTGCTTACTTCGGCCTGAAAATTATGAACACCCTTTACGGGGTCGTTACAGGCAAATTAAAACTCACCGTTCACAATGGAGCTAATCATGGCAATTAGCATGCGCTCAGTATTTGCAGGGCTGATAAAGCTCATTCTGTTTTTCGCGTTTTACCTGGCTGGCTACCTCACAAATTCTCAGTTGAATCAGTACACCATCGTGTCGCAACAAGACAGGATTAACAGTCTGGAGAACGAAACGGCCCTCCAGCGCCTCCAGATAAATGAGCTAAACCGCCGAGCGACATCAAACTCAGAATCCATCAAACAGCTCACAAAAATCCAGCAAGACCTAGAAACCCTCAAATCTGAGGTTCAGAGGTTGCACGGCTTAAAGGAGGCTAAATGAGAAAACAGGATATTCTGCTTTATCCGCCTGAGTTAGCAACTCAATTCATATCGGAATTCGAGCAAGGCCCTAAAGGGGGACCGGCCCTCGAATCTTACAAATGCCCTGCTGGGGTCTGGACCATTGGGTTCGGGCACACGAAAGGTGTCCACCCTGATGAACACATTACGCGGGCTGAGGCGTATGACCTCCTGGACAAAGACCTTGTTCATACACAAGAAGAGCTGGCCGCTCTAGTTCATGTACCTGTTACCGAGAATCAATTCATCGCTTTAATGAGCTTTGTATTTAATTTCGGAATCACGAAATGCAGGCGGTACACCTTATTCAAAATGGTGAATGCTGAGAACGAGGACGGCATTAGAGAATGGTGGCCGAAGTATTGCAATCCTGGGACGGCCTATGAGAAAGGTTTGCGTCGCCGCCGTTATGCAGAACTAGAACTCTTTTTCAGAAAATGATCCGAGTAATTTTGATTATTGCCGCCGTCATGTTTTCGAGTGTCTTGGGCTATCACTTCGGCCAGCAGGAAACTGAACTGAGGTGGACACAGGAGCGGGAGCGAATACTTGCTCACCAGATTGAAACGCTACACAGAAAGGATAAAGAAATTGCTCAATTGGAAAAATCTATCGGTGTGCTTAACGATTCTGCTTTGCGGGTGCGCGAGCGAGACGCCGCGATACAGCGAAAGTTACAGAGGGAGCTTGGAGAGTGTGGTCGATTTAGACGCGCACTTGAGCTCTCTTCAAAAACTCTTGCAGAATGTGCAGAACGCGCAGTCAGCGATAGACGAATCATTGAACGGTGCGCAATCCAACTCAGGTAAGGAGAAAGGAAGTGATTGAGACGGAAAAGAATCGGTTTGAGACCGTTTGTTTTCAATTTTAAATAATGGAGAAGAAATTGATTACATCAACGATTTCTCAAAATATTGGCCACAAGGCTAGACACTAAAATTACAAGGAGTAAAACAATACTTACAGCAACACCAGAGATACTTTCCCAATCTCTTGGTGTTTGTTCAAAGAGATGGAAAATATACACGAAGAGGGGATATAGAGGAGGCACCAAGAGAACTGCCCAGAGATCATATCGTTTTACGAGGGCTATGAAATAATTCTCTGGAAGCATCTTCCATGCGACGCTCGATATGGCCTCGTTGGCTTCCTCATTTATCTCCGCATTATGCATTGCAAGATAGTTCTGAACATCAGTTAATGAAGGATTTTTATTTCCTCCACTGGCATGCTTCATAGCTATTGCTATCGTCAAATCTCGTTTAAGGCTTGTTTGGTTTTTCAAAAACTTGACGATGTTTGAATGCGCGAGTCGTCTATCCATACTGTTTATTCTTTGATGGTTATTTCTGAAATTTTTTCGTGTAAAAATTTTGATAAAGGATCGTCGGCTCTTGCATCTAGATTTATCTTCTCTAACCCAGTTCCGACGAGCTCCTCCGCCAGTTCTTTGGGATCATGACGGTGTTCGTACGAATGCAAAGTTTCTTTTTCCAGGAAATTAAGTTGGAGTTGGCAGATGACAAATCCCTTTTTTAAGGTGATAGCTGACGTGCCAAAATTATGGACAACTAACGGCATTTTTCCTTCAAATCCAGGATTAATGTAGTTAGCCTTTGCTGCATCGATGCCCCATCTAACGACGCTGCTACGGTTATAAATCACACCGAATATTTGTTTGGAGAATTTAAGGTGCTCCTCGGTGTGGCACACGATAAACTCTCCCGGAGAAATAACTAGTCCCTCCTTAGGAATCTCTTTACTGATTTCCAAATTTTTTAGGTCCTGCTTCGATAAAGATGAAAAGTCAAGCTTACCTGGTGAGTGGAGGCTGTAAGTATCACCCAATGAGAGATCAATGCTCGCGGGCTGAATCCTGCTTGGATCCAGGGGAGAAATGGATACTAACCCGTCTCGAAACGCGTTTAGGATACCTCTATCATTAAGAACAGCCATGGTCAATTCCGATTGAAAACTATTTTTAATACAAATTTTAAGCTATCTCAGCTAGGTGCAAAATTTATCACAACAGAGATTGCCTAGAAGAAAACCTAATAAAAAATACTTAAGCA